GTTGGTTCCTAAAGAAGTACTAGGACGCCCTGAAGTCTTTTCAAATATGTCGTCGTCGGCGGATTCGCCGGCTTCGACAGGGACTTCATCATTTGGGGCCCGCGTATCTTCGGCGCAAGCCTGGATAAAAGGGTTGTGGGGTAATCATCTCCACGACTTTTTGGCCACATGTGGTGAGGTCGGTCTAACTAACCGACTTTGGTGGATCATGGAGCAGACCGCAAGCTCTATGCCTCTCGAATCCCAATTCGGCTGTAATGGCCGTCTTGGTGCTAAAGAGGAGCCTGCAGGAAAGATTCGATTGTTCGCGATAGTCGATTTCTGGACTCAGGTTTCCCTTCGTCCGCTGCATCATTTCCTATCTCAGGTACTGAAAAGTATCCCTCAAGATGGGACATTCGATCAGATTAAGCCTGTGAAGGCTCTTCTGAAACGAGTGCCCTTGTCGCAAACTTTCTATTCTTTCGATCTGTCTGCAGCGACCGATCGGCTACCTATCTCCCTTCAGATCAATGTATTGACCTGTTTATTTGGAGGAGCGTTCGCAGAGACCTGGGCCCAACTTCTCGTTGGACGGTCTTACGAAACACCCGTATCTTACCGAGGACCAAAAGTCCCACGGACGGTACGGTATGCCGTAGGCCAACCAATAGGGGCGTTGTCGTCCTGGACGATGCTTGCGCTGACACATCACGCCTTGGTACAGTTCTCCGCTTATACAGCGGGTTTTAGAACGTGGTTCCAAGACTACGCGGTTCTCGGCGATGATCTAGTGATTGCAAATGATCTAGTGGCTCGTCGATATCGCGTGGTATGCCGGACAATTGGTCTGGGTATTGGTCTTGCGAAGAGTCTCATTGCTGTGGGTAGAACGTGTGAGTTTGCCAAACGCCTCTTCTTTCGAGGAGAGGACGTAACTGGCTTACCTCATAATCTCTGGGTAGCCGCGAATGCGACTGCCGGAGTAGCTCTGTCCCTCGTGCAACGGGTCACTTCTCAAGTACCTCAAACCCTTTCCAATGTGGTTCGAGCGCTTGGTGCGGGTTATAAGCAGGCCTCCTCCATGTCTTCTGGTTGGAATAAAATCCCTCGCAGAGTAGGAGTACTGGCCGTCTTATTCACGCATCCGCAATCTCTGACTTGTTTCTCGAGACCGTCGTGGCTTCACTGGTTTCTTCAACCAGGGCCTCTATTGCCAACGGCTGATTTGGGGATGATATCCCAATTCACACCATGGGCAACGGGATTACTAACCGAGGTTGTACTCCCGATTGTACGGCGGTTCGAGGACCTTCAGGCTGAACTCTTCTGGGATAATCCCATGGACTTAGCCGGACGGCTTCTCGATTCTATCGTTAACAAACGAATAATCGAGTTGAACTCGTCATTAGAGAAGGCGGAAGCCTCTCTCAAACATCTCCAGAAGCTGAATATCAAATTCATGCATCATCAATCTTCAGCAGTGTTCACTCAGATCACTGCAGTACTAGATCGAATGAACGATTTACCTCGTTCGGCCCTTCAAAGTACGAAGGTTAGTCTTACATCAAGAGTACTTGTACCCGTGATGCAGACGTATGCTGCGTGGATGCGAGTTCGGCGACGGGGCGGATTATAGTAATCGCGCGTCGGGGAAGCCCAGTTACCTCAGTGAGGAATGGGGGCCCGATTGACTCCGTGCGACTCGGAGCTGTCGATGCCTCATTTCTTTGCCCCTATGGCCGCCTTTGTAAGGTGCGGTCCAACGGGGGTCGGAGACCATCATACGGCCTTAACCATCATTCGTGATGGGGCGGTACGGGGTCCCGTTGAGAGGACGGACGCTCGGTGAGGTAATCCTTCCAAGATGCTTGGTTGGATTATGTGCTTGTATGACCCTTTAGTAAAGGTCATATCTCCCGAAAGAGTTATCAGACGACTACCTGGAACCACCCTGATCAAGGGATGGAACCAATAAATTGGTGAGTGCGTCTTTAGCACCATAGGACCGG